ACGTGGAGCGTGGCATCCGGTACCTGGACGGCTCCACGGAGCTGGTCCCGATGGGAACGTTTGTGATCACCGGGGTCTCCGGCAACATCCACACGGGCCCGCTCACGGTCACCGGGGCCGGCCTGGAGCTCCTGGTGAAGCGGTCCAAGTATGAGGCCGCAGCGTCCACGAACGGCCGGACGGCCAACTTGTTCGTGGAGCAAGCCATCCAGGAGGCCATTCCCGGGGCTTCATTCGTCTCCACGGCCACCCGGGGGACCCGGTTCCTGGCCACCAAGACCTGGGAGGCGGACACTGAGCGCTGGGCGGCCATCAAGGACGTCGCCACGGCCATCGGGGCAGAGGTCTACTGCGACGCGTACGGCACGTTCCGGATGGTGGACGTCCCGGACGTAGACCTCCTGGGCTCCCCGGTGTGGACCGTGAATGCCGGTGAGCGTGGCGTCATGGTCGCTGCGGACGTGACCCTCTCCGGGGACGACGTATTCAACCGGGTCATTGTCACGGGGGAAAACGCGCAAGACAACGTGCCCGTGGTTACCGGGACGGCCACCATCACGGACACGACGGACCCCCTGTACTACGGCGGCCCGTTCGGCAAGGTGACTAAGCGCGTGTCCTCCAGCCTGGTGACCACGGCCCCGGACGCCCTCACCACGGCCCAAGCCCTCCTCCGCAAGTACAGACAGGCGAATCGCTCCGTGGCCCTCTCCGCCGTTCCTAACCCCGCCCTGGACGCTGGCGACTGGATACGGGCCGACTACGGACCCGGGATCTCCCCGGAGCTCCATCTGGTCCAGTCGTTCGACATCCCGCTGTCCGTGAGTGGCGGGGCTTTCAACATCCAGACAGTGAGCGGACGTATGGAGGCGGGGGCCTGATGGCTACCAACCTGGACAAGCTTATAGGCGCCATCATCCGGACCATCCGGTCCTCCGGCGTCCTGGAGGAGAACACCCGCTCCGGCACCGTGAGCGCCGTGAGCTCCGACGGGACCGTGACCGTGACCCGTGGAGACAGCGTGTACCCCCGGGTGCGCCGACTCAGCGGATACGCGGCCCCCAAGGTGGGGGACCAAGTGATGATCCAAAAGACCTCCGCCGGCTGGATCTGCCTTGGCGCCTGGCTCACCGCGTAACCGAACCCGATAGGAGACTCTGACAGTGCCTCTGACAGACCCGTACGGCCAGAACGTCCCGTACTCCACCCTCACGGACCAGGCAAACGCCCAGACCCTGGGCCAGGGCCTGGTGGAGGGCATCGTCCCCCGGACGAACATGCGCTTCAAGTCGGCCAACGTGCGTGGCGCCACCATCACCAAGCCGGTTGCCGGGATGGTGACCTGGCTGGAGGACGTCCGCCGGCTGGAGGTCTACGACGGAACCGGGTGGTCTACCATCACGGCCGGTACCTCCGCCTGGACCACGATTCAGCTCACTCCGCCGTTCAACCACAACGGCAACAGTCAGGGTACGTTCCAGTACAGGCTCATAAACCTGTTCGGTGAGCTGGGCCTCATGTTCCGTGGCGGACTCAGCATCCAGTACCCCGGGTCCGGTGGTCTCACGGACCTCCGTATGAACGCGTTCACCCTCCCTGCCACCGTCCGGCCCTCCACGCTCCGCACGCTGGTGGTCCCGTGCTCTGACGTTTCGTCCGAACGAATCACCCTCAAGATGGACGTCACCACGGCCGGCCTCCTGAACCTGTACGGGACCAACGGCACAACGCGTCCTCCGTGGGTGGGCTTCAACGGCGTGTTCTGTTCACTCTGAGCCGCTGACACCAGACAACTACCTGTGTCCCCTGCCCAGTTCTGGGTGGGGGTCCTTCTACGCCCAGGAGGGCCCGTGAGCAACCCCAGCAAGATCATCGCCATCGCCAAGGGTGAGGTGGGCTACCGGGAGGGCCGCTCCGCCTCCGGTGGCTACAACAACAAGAACAAGTTCTCCCCTGCTGTCCCGGGGCTGGAGTGGTCCAACTACCAGCCCTGGTGTGCCACGTTCGTCTCCTGGGCGGCCCTCCAGGCCGGCGTGGCGGACCTCTACCCCCGTACGGCCTCCTGCCTGGTGGGTACCTCCTGGTTCAAGAAGCTGGGCCGTTTCTCGGAGTACCCCGCCATCGGCGCACAGGTGTTCTTCGGTCCGAACGGCGGGAGCCACACCGGCCTGGTCTACGACTACGACGGTACCTACGTCTACACCGTGGAGGGCAACACCAACGGGAACGGGTCCGCCGAGGGTAACGGCGTGTACCTCAAGAAGCGTCTCCGGCGCGACCCGTACGTCTACGGCTACGGGTACCCCAAGTTCTCCGAGGGCATCAAGTCGGCTGACCCCGCGTGGGCCAAGGAGGCCCCCAAGGTGGAGGCCAAACCGGTGACCAAGGCTCCGGCCAAGCCCTCCGTCTCCCTGGCCCGCATCAAGGAGGCCCGCTCCAAGGACATGCCGGCCCGTACCGGCCACGTCACCCACAAGGCCGACGTCCTCCGGGTGGAGCGTGCGCTGAACAAGGAGGGCCTCCTGGCCTCCCAGTGGGTTGACGGCTCCTGGGGCACCAAGACCCAGGAGGCGTACGACGCGTTCCGGCGCCGGATGGGCTGGACCGGTGAGGACGCCAAGGGCGCCCCGGGTAAGGCGTCCCTCTCCAAGCTGGGCCAGCGGCACGGGTTCGTGGTCAAGTCGTGAGCGAACCCCAGGACCCGCTAGGGGTCCACATCGGGGCCCGGGAGATCTATGACCAACTGGTGGGCATGCGTGAGGATGTCCGCTCGCTGGTCCAGGACCGTGAAGACACGGACAAGGCCCTGACAGACCATGAGGAGCGTCTCCGGAAGCTGGAGGCGTTCCGCCATGCGGCCCCCGTGGGTGCCCTCACCGGCATCCTGGGGGGCCTGGCCGCCCTGGCCAAGGCCGGCGGCCTCATCTGACCCCCAGCTACTCACGTGAGTAGCTGGTCCCTACCGAGAGGAACCCATGACGGACACCCGTAGGCGCACCGTGCGCACCGTATTCCAGACGGCCATCTCCCTCGCTGCGGCCATGCCGGCCATCGTGGCAGCGTCCGGCCTGGCGGAGACCTCCGGGGCCGTGGCGCTGGCGCTGGCCGTGTCCGGTGCTGTAACCCGGGTCATGGCGCTCCCCGCCGTGGAGGGCATCCTCCCGGAGTGGCTCCGCCGTGAGGGCAGCGAGCGGGTCTAAGGCCGCTGACACCGGAGGACCTCCCGACAGAGACTCATCTCACGGGAGGTCCTCATGGCCCCGCGCGCTCCGCACATCGCACTCATCGGCAAGGCCCGCTCCGGCAAGGACACGGCGGCCCAGCGGATGATCCGTACGTCCGCGTACACCCGCCTGGCGTTCGCTGACCCGCTCAAGGAGGCCCTCCTCCGCACGGACCCCCAGGTGGTCTACCCCGCGTTTCCGCTGTCGTTCCCGCAGTGGTTCGAACACACCAGGCTTTCCACGCTGGTGGAGCATCTCGGTTGGGACCGGGCCAAGGAGGAATACCCGGAGGTCCGCCGGCTCCTCCAGAACTACGGCCAGACCATCCGTGAGATGGACCCGGAGTTCTGGGTCCGGGACCTGGCCAAGAAGGTGGCCGCCGCCCACGCCTGGAACCTCCCCGTGGTGGTCACGGACGTCCGGTACCGGAACGAGGCGGAGGCCCTCCAGCGCGCTGGCTTCTACCTGGTCCGGGTGGTCCGGCCGGACAACCCCGGTATCGGGGAGGCCGGCACCCACGCCAGTGAGACGGAGCTGGATGACTGGGAGGCGGACATCATCCTCCGTAACACTGGCACCGTGGAGACGTTCCAGCGGAACGTGGACATCCTCCTCCAGGTGGCCTCCGCCCGGCACCGCAAGGAGCCCCGCTCCTGACTTCAAGCCCCTCTCCAGCCTCATGGCTGGAGGGGGGCTGTTTGCGTTCCGGGGTTGCGCTGGTGTCCAACCGTACTGTTAACTGGTGCTCCACCCGGAAACCACGGACAAAGGACACGGGACGATGCGATTCAGCCGGACCAAGAGTGCTACGGGAGCCACCCAGTACCAGGCTGAGGGCGTTACGTTCCGGTACACCGTGGAGCGTGACGGTAAGGACTGGCTCCTCACTATCCGTCGCCTGGAGACGGTGGCCGGCATCCGGGTGGCCGTCCAGGGCCGTCCGGTGGAGGAGACGACAGCGGACCGGATGACCACCTGTAAGGACATCGCCACGGAGTTTGAGGCCCTGGGGGATGGTTACCGCTCCGCTGACCACGGCCACCGTGAGCGCTTCACGGAGGCTGTCCTCCGGGCCTACGGTGACGCCAGCTCCTCACGTGAGGAGGAGGGCTTGACCCAGGCCCCCGACTCCAGTAACGTCCCTTCTCGCAACACCACGAACGAACACACCAACCAAGGAGAGATCACCATGGCCGCCAAGACCACCACCGACACCAAGCCCTCCGCCGCTGAGATCAAGGCGGACGTGGAGACGGCCCTGGAGGCCCTCACCACGGCGGACACCCAGGACAAGGTGGACGGCCTGTCCGCCCAGATCCAGGAGTCCCTCAAGGGCCTCCGGGTGAACCAGCGGGTCGGCCTGGAGATGCGACGCAAGGAGGCCGTGGCGGAGGCCACGGACAGGCTCAAGGAGGCGGCCAAGCCCTCCACGGAGGTCGCCACCAAGCCCAAGGCGTCCGCCTCCTGGATGGAGATGAAGGGCGGAGAGGAGGAGGCCAAGAAGCTGATGGAGGCCGGCGTCTCCCGCATCCGTGAGGGCGCGGAGATTGGCCTCAAGGCCGCTGACCTCTTCAAGGAGGTCGCGAATGTGATCTTCGTGGGCCGCCTCCGCCTGGAGAACAAGGCCGGCCTCCCGGACATCACGGGACGCTCCCAGGGTGCCCGGAACCTCTCCACGGACATGTTCACGGAGGCCAAGAAGACCGTGGCGGAGGATCAGGTGGACCTCCTGGAGTTCCACGCCTCCCTGGCCAAGGGCGTCCAGAACCGTATGACGGACGTCACGGTGGAGTTCCTCCGGAAGCTGGCGGGGCTCTCGTGGGAGGACGCTGCGGAGCTGTTCCCGTTCCTGGCCGGAGAGGGCGTCAAGCGCATCCTGGCCAAGATGGGCCCGGAGGCCCCGGAGGACGCCGACCCGGAGACCCTGGTCCGCTACGTCTACGCACAGAACGGAATCGACCTCCCCACGGAGACCCGTGCGGAACTGGCCGCCCGCAAGCGTGCGGAGGCCAAGGAGCTGGAGAACAAGAAGGAGGAGGCCCCGGAGGGTGAGGGCGAGGGAGAGGGTGAGGGCCAGGAGGACACCCACACCCCGGCGGAGGAGAAGCTCCTGGCCGATGCCGCCAAGCTGGCCGACACGGTCAAGAAGCTGGGCGCCAAGGGCAAGAAGCTGGAGCCGGAGCTCAAGGCCGCCCTCAAGGCCCGCCTGGACGACGCCCTCAAGGAGTTGGCCGTGGCGTCCGCCGCCCTGGCGTAACCCTCACCCCGCAAGCCGGAGCCCCTCTCCCGAACCCCCAGTGACGGAGAGGGGCTCCACCCCGTGTAGAGGACGGAGTACACCGTGAGTTATCGGGAGCTGGAGGCCGTGGACGGACCACGGTTCATGACAGTTGAGGTCCT